TGCGAACGAACATATGGGAGCTTTTGGTTGTGATAGTTACGATATATCAGGAACGGTAGATGGTAAGGGATCTAACGGAGCTTTACACGGATTAACGAAGTTCAGCATGGAAGATTGCCCACCCAATCATATGTTCCTAGAGTATATAGCCAGACCGCAAACAGCTGAGATATTTTTTGAAGACGTATTAATGGCTTTAGTATTTTATGGAATGCCATTACTCTGTGAGAATAACAAACCAAGGTTGTTATACTATTTAAGAAGAAGAGGATATAGAGGTTACTCTATGAACAGACCAGATAAAACTTGGAACAAATTATCTGTAACAGAAAAAGAAATAGGTGGAATACCTAACTCAAGTGAGGATATTAAGCAGGCTCACGCAGCTGCTATTGAAATGTATATTCAAGATCACGTTGGTCACTTAGGTGATGGAAATTATGGAAACATATATTTCAACGAAACATTAAACGATTGGAGTAGATTCGATATAAACAGAAGAACGAAATTTGATGCATCTATTAGTTCTGGTTTAGCTATAATGGCTTGCAATAGACATTTATACACTCCAAACGCAAATATAGAAAAACCAAAATTAAACATTAATATTGCTAAATATTCAAATACAGGTGGTATGTCTAAATTAATTAAAAAATAATATGAGAGGTAATCATAATTTTCCAAGTCAAGTAGTTAGCGATAACGAGAAATCATCCCATGATTATGGGTTGAAGGTTGCGCAAGCTATAGAAGCTGAATGGTTTGACGGAGAAAGAAACGGAAATAATAGATATTCTAACTATACTAATAATTATCACAAGTTAAGATTATACGCTAGAGGAGAACAATCAATACAAAAATATAAAGATGAATTATCTATTAACGGTGATTTATCTTATTTGAACCTAGATTGGAAACCAGTACCAATTATACCTAAGTTCGTAGATATCGTTGTTAACGGTATATCAGAAAGACAATATTCTATAAAAGCTTATTCTCAAGATCCATATGGAGTAGAGAAAAGAACAGCTTATATGGAAGGTATAATGAAAGACATGAAGGCGAAAGAGTTCGATCAAATGGCTAAGAATTTGATGAACATGGATTTCAAGCAAAACAAAGAAGAAGACGTACCAGAGACCCAAGAAGAACTAGATTTACACATGTCTTTAAATTATAAACAAGCTGTAGAGATAGCGGAGGAACAAGCGATAAACGTTTTACTTGACGGGAATAAATATGACTTAACTAGAAAAAGGTTAATATACGATTTAACAGTTTGTGGTATTGCTGCTTCTAAAACTACGTTCAACACAGCTGAGGGAGTTACGATAGAATACGTTGATCCAGCTAACTTGGTTTACTCTCACACCGACTCCCCTTATTTTGATGATATATACTACGTTGGAGAAGTGAAATCTATACCTATAAACGAGTTGATAAAACAGTTCCCAGATATAACAGAAGAAGAACTAGAAGACCTAACAAAAAGCAATTATAAGTACGGTTATAGATCTAGAGGTAGGTTTAACCAACAAGAAGATAAAAATAAAATAGATATTCTTTATTTTAATTACAAGACTTATATCCATGAAGTTTACAAAGTAAAAGAAACATCGACTGGTCTACAAAAACTTATAGAAAAAGATGATAGCTTCAACCCACCAACAGGAGAAGATTTAGCTTTCGAAAGAATTGGTAGAAAAATAGAATGTCTATATGAAGGGGCTTTAGTATTAGGAACTAAGAAAATGCTTAAGTGGGAAAAGGCTAAAAATATGATGCGTCCTAAAAGTGACTTCAATAAAGTTACTATGAATTATTCTATAGTAGCTCCAAGAATGTACGAGGGAAGAGTAGAATCACTTGTAGGGAGAATAACAGGTTTTGCTGATATGATACAGTTAACTCATTTGAAACTTCAACAAGTGATGTCTAGAATGATTCCAGATGGAATATATTTAGATGCTGATGGTTTAGCAGAGATTGATTTAGGTAATGGAACTAATTACAATCCACAAGAAGCGTTAAACATGTTCTTCCAAACTGGTAGTATTATAGGTAGATCAATGACTACAGATGGTGGTCAAAATGGTGGTAAAATTCCTATTCAAGAAATACAATCTGGTGGAGGAGCTAAAATGCAAAGTTTAATTGGTACGTATAATTATTATCTACAAATGATTAGGGACACAACCGGATTAAACGAAGCTAGAGACGCTGCAACTCCAGATCCAAAGGCTTTAGTTGGAGTACAAAAACTAGCAGCAGCTAATTCGAATACAGCAACAAGACATATATTACAAGGTGGAGCATTTATAACACAAAGTATATGTGAGCAACTTTGTTTAAGAATATCAGATATATTAGAGTATTCTCCAACAGCAAATGCTTTTGTGCAAGCTATTGGATCTCACAATGTGGCTACTCTTCAGGAAATGAAAAACTTACATCTTTATGATTTTGGTATATTCTTAGAGTTAGCTCCAGATGAAGAGGAAAAACAATTATTAGAAAATAATATACAAACTGCTCTTTCTCAACAAACAATAGATTTAGAAGATGTTATTGATTTAAGAGAGATTAAAAATATCAAGTTAGCAAACCAACTTCTTAAGATCAGAAGAAAGAAGAAGATGGAGAAAGACCAACAAATGCAACAAGAGAACATGAAAGCTCAAGGAGAAGCTAACGCTCAACAAACTCAAGCTGCTGCTCAAGCTGAAATGGAAAAAGCAGCTGCTATGGTAGAGAACGAGATTAAAGTTGAGACTCAAAAAGGAGAAATCAAGAAAGGTACATTACACGCTGAAGCTGAAGTTAAGAAAGCTTTGATGGATCACGAGTTTGAACTAAACATGAGAATGAAACAAATGGAGTTGGAGATGATAGAGAAAAGAGAGATGTCAAAAGAAGTTATAAAAGACGGTAAAGAAACAAGGAATCAAGATACAAAAAACCGACACGAATCAAGAATGGAAGACAAGAAAGCAGCTAACGTTATAAAAGCTAAAGGATTCGAATCTTCCGGTAATGATGTTATAGGTGGAGGTATGCGATTAGGCGCATTCAATCCTAAATAGAACAAATTATTAACTATTATTATATTATATTATGGCAAAAAAAGAAGAACCAAAAGTAGACGAGAAAGTCGAGAAGTTAAAGGTTAAAAAACCTAAAATGAAAAAGTTCCAAGAACCAGAAGATGGGATTGTTAAGGTAGATCTTAAGGAATTAGCTAAAAAAGCTGAAGATATTACTAAGGTAGATTTATCAAAACCAGTTGAGGAAATAAAAGTTCCAGAAGAAAAAGTTGAGACAAAAGAAGAGGTACCTACGTTACAAGAAATCACAGACGAAGTAGTTGAAACTGAAAAAGTAGCTGAGGTTGTAGAAAAGGAAATTATAGAATCAATTGAAACAGGAAAAGAACTCCCTCAAAACGTTCAGAAGTTAATGAACTTTATGGAAGATACAGGAGGTGACTTAAACGACTACGTCAAGTTAAATAAAGATTATTCTGAAATGGACAACCAAACTCTATTAAAAGAATACTACAAAACAACTAAACCCCATCTACAAGCGGATGAAATAGATTTCCTAATGGAAGATCAGTTTTCGTTTGACGAAGACATAGATGAGGAAAACGATATTAAAAGAAAAAAATTAGCGCTTAAAGAGCAAGTTGCCAGCGCTAAAACTCAATTGGAAGAGCACAAATCCAAATACTATGAAGAGATCAAAGCTGGGTCAAGGTTAACGCCTGAAGCTAAAAAAGCTATGGATTTCTTTAATAGACACAACAAAGAGTCTGAGAGCACTAAAAAGATTCATCAGGAAGCAAAGAATAGATTTTTAAATAAAACTAAAGAAGTTTTTAACGATGAGTTCAAAGGTTTTGAATACAAAGTTGGAGACAAAAAATATAGGTTTAACGTTAAAGATCCAAACCAAGTAAAAGAAAGCCAAAGTGATATTAACAATTTCATCAAGAAGTTCTTGAACGAAAAGAATCAAATGGAAGACGCTGCTGGTTACCACAAATCTATGTTTACTGCTATGAACTCTGATGCTATTGCGAATCATTTTTACGAACAAGGAAAGGCTGATGCTTTAAAAAATAGTATGGCTAATTCTAAAAACATTGATATGAGTCCTAGAGAATCACACGGAACACCTATTGATGATAGTGGAATAAAAGTGAGAGTATTAGGAGAAGAAAGTCGATCAAACTCTACGTTTAAAATTAGAAAAAAATAACAATTTAAAAATTAAAAAAAATGGCAATTACAAGTGTAACGTCGTCGGGGTTAACTCCGTCACCAAGAGCGCAAACATTAGCGAGCAATTATATTGATTTCGCTGATGGGTCATCTAACAATGACTGGTCGCAACAATATTTACCAGATCTTATGGAAAAAGAAGCTGAGATTTTTGGAAACAGAACTATCTCAGGATTTCTTTCTCAAGTAGGAGCTGAAGAGTCTATGACTTCAGACCAAGTAGTTTGGTCAGAACAAGGTAGATTACATTTATCGTACAAGAACTGTACAGTATCAACTAATACAGTTACTATAGTGAACGAGCCAGGTGGACATACGTCTGTTTCAACTCATGCTATACGTCCAGGAGATACAGTATTAATTTCAGATGCTAACGCAACTATTAGAGCTTTTGTTAACGCTACAGCTGCTGATACTATTACTGTACTACCTTACGCACATGCGAATATCGCTGGCGCTGGTATAGCGAGTACAACGAACGTTAGTGTTATGGTTTATGGTTCTGAGTATGTGAAAGGGGCAGTTGGAAGAGAAGGAGCAAACGCACCAACTTTCCAATCATTCTCTAACAAACCAATCATATTAAAAGACAAATATGAGATCTCTGGATCTGATGCGTCTGCTATTGGTTGGGTTGAAATTAGTGGTGAAGATGGTCAAAATGGATATCTTTGGTACTTAAAAGCTGAAGGTGACACAAGAGCTAGATTTACTGATTACTTAGAGATGAGTATGATTGAATCTGAAAAAGCAGCTGTTACAGTTACTTCTACTATAACTAGTTCTGGTGGTACAATCGCTGGTACTGAAGGTTTATTTGCGGCTATCACTGATAGAGGTAATCAAACTTCAGGTGTTACTGGTGTTAACGCTGCTACTGATTTAGCTGAATTTGACGCTATCTTAGCTGAGTTCGATAAGAATGGAGCTATTGAAGAAAACATGATGTTTATAGACAGATCTACTTCGTTAGCGATGGATGATATGTTAGCTTCTATGAATTCTTACGGAGCTGGAGGTACTTCTTACGGAGTATTCGACAACGAAGAAGATATGGCATTAAACTTAGGTTTCTCTGGATTCAGAAGAGGTTCTTATGACTTCTACAAGTCTGACTGGAAATACTTAAACGATCTTGCTACTAGAGGTGGTGTTATAGATACAGTGACTAACGTTAGAGGAGTTATGATTCCTGCTGGTGTTTCTACGGTTTATGACCAAAACTTAGGAAAGAATCTTAAAAGACCTTTCTTACATGTTAGATACAGATCTTCACAAACAGACGATAGAAAAATGAAAACATGGACTACTGGTTCTGTTGGAGCAACTACGTCTGATTTAGACGCGATGGAAGTACACTATTTATCTGAAAGATGTTTAGTAGTACAAGGTGCTAATAACTTCATGTTATTAAACTAAGCACTTATTTATATTAAAAGAACCGGGGCTTCGGCCTCGGTACTTTTATTTTTATTAATTTTATTATATATTATATTATGGCAAAGAAAAAAGAAACAAAGCCAGTTGCAGCAGAAGAAACTGTAACTGAAGAAGTAATGGAAGTAGCGAACGACTTCATGGAGGTTAAAATTCCAAAAGAAAAAAAAGATAGTTGGGAAATTAAAGAAAGAATTTATAAATTAAAAAATGGTAAAGCACCATTATCTTATATGATTAAGGGTTCTGATATTTATTATTTCGACGAAGAAAAAGGATTCGAAAGAGAGTTAAAATACTGTGAGAACCAAAGAACCTCTTTCGTAGACGAAATGAAAGGTGAACACAGGTTATCTCATATTATTTTCAGAGATGGAGTTCTAATGGTTCCAAAGACCAAAGTAACACTTCAAAAGCTTTTATCCATTTATCATCCTTTAAAAGATAGATTGTTTTACGAAGTCAATGAAGTCAAAGAAGCGGAGACGCAATTGGATTGGTTAGAATTTGAAGTTGCGGCTATGAACGCGGCAAGCAATTTAGATATTGACATGATGGAAGCTGTTATGCGTGTAGAGATTGGTTCTAAGGTGAAAAACATGAGTTCTAAGGAGATTAAACGTGATTTACTATTATTCGCTAAGAGAAGTCCTCAATTGTTCTTAGAACTAGTTACAGACGAGAATGTTCAACTTAGGAATTTTGGTATTAAAGCAACTGAAGCAAGTATTATAGAGTTATCCCAAGATCAAAGAACTTTTTCTTGGAAAAGTACTGGTAGAAAGTTAATGACAGTACCATTTGATGAAAACCCATATTCAGCTTTAGCCGCATGGTTTAAGACTGATGAAGGAATGGAGATTTACTCCAATATAGAAAAAAGATTAAATTAATCTAACTGTAGAGCGGTCGCCCTACGGGGCGATCGTAAACTACAAATTAAAAAGAAATTATGGTAAACGTAGATACAGTGTATCAAAGAGTTTTAGCGATAGCTAATAAAGAACAAAGAGGTTATATAACTCCTTTGGAGTTTAATCTACTAGCTAACC